TGGGGCAAAAGTAAATGTAATTTGTGTGTTTGTCGCGGCCCACTGTGCAGTGTTATCATCTGCCGTATCTTTATAAAGAACGTCATTAATATAAACAGTTAATACATCCAGTGTACCACTTGTATTTGAAAGAGTGAAAACGGTTGTAGTTCCATCACCAATAAAGTTATCAGTGTTGGTTGTTTCCAAAGAAAGAGTAAAAGGTTCTAGTTGAGTATTTGTAGCATCTTCAAGAGTAATTACATCTGTAGTAATTGTTGACTTATCAAGTGTTCCTGTTTCTTGAAGGATACCACCACCAACCATACTTACAACACCAGATGCTTCTTTTACATCTGTGTCTGCTGAGTTTTTAGTAAAGGTAAGTCTGTCACCAACTTCATATCCTATACCAGCCGTTTCTGTAAATACTTCACTAACAGAACCAGTGTTAACACCATCAACTTCAATTGTTGCAAACTGATTACCTACTAATTCTACATCAACATCTTCTCCATCAGAATAAAGTATACCATCATTTGTAACAGTTGTATCAGAAACAATTCCTAATAGAGTAAAAGAAATGACAACATCTTTTGTTGTAGAAAGACCAGTAATGGTTTCACCATCAACAAATGTTCCTGTAATATTTGCTACAGTAAATTCAATAACAGAATCATTAAATGATTCATTTGCCTCAACCTTAGTAACAGAGTTTTCTACAGTAGCTGTAGCACCAGATGTACCACCTGTAATCAATTGGTTTACAACTTCATCACCAACAGAAGAACCAACAGCACTAGCTCTAATAATTATTGCAGAATCCCATTGACCTTGAGATGCTCTCATCATGTAAACATTTGGATAGAAGATTTCAGATTCTTCACCCAACAACATTCTCATAAAGAGTTTGTGTCCTTCAGATGTTCCTTTGGATGCATATAGGTCTTTAATATTTTTAATCAGGTTTCTTCTGTTTACACCAGATGCAAGACTTTCTGGTATTGAGTTCATAAACTCATCACGCATATTATCTAAAAATTCATAGAGAGTATTATCGACATCTGCGTATTCCAACATCTGTTGAATACTTTGAATTGGGTTTGCTTGATATGCAGAAACAGTACCAGTAGAACCAGAAGTTCCACCAGTTACAACTTCACCAGTTTCAAATCTTTGTTGGCCACTAATATAAAGATATTCATTTCTAGAGTCATCAACAAGAACTGTTGCAGTGGCTTTACTAGTACCACCAGTAATAGTTTCACCATTAACAAACTGACCTACTGTACCCTCACCAATTTCAGTTACAATTCTGTCCTTGTCTTGCTCATCAAGAATAAATGCAACTGTATTAGTTTCTAATGAAACGTAGTTGATTGTTGATGTAAGTGTAAGTCTACCAGCTTCAAGAAATTGAAAATAGTCTTTTACAAAATTTACAAATAGGGGATGGTCTGCCTGAATAAAATCTGGCACCTGTCCTTCAATGAGAGGAGAAACCTTATTAGTAAACTTTGATCTGTTTTCTGACATTTAATTAATACGCCGATGAAGTAGATGTAGATGAAGCAGTTGTCACTGTTGTAGTAGTTGTTCCACCTGTAGTAGTTGTAGTATATCCAACACCTGTTGAAGCAGTTGCATCAACTGAAGATGTAACAGTCGTATTGGTTGTATCAATTTCAAGTATCTGGTTTCTTACTGGTATAACATCATAAGAGTTTGGAATTACTGTAACACGAATTTGTGTAGAAGTTGCACCATCAACATTTGATACTGCTGACATTGTAATAGAACTAATAGTTATCTTTCCATTTACATAATCTACAACACCAGCAGTGCTTGAGTAGTAAACTCTAGTACCAGATACCAAATAATAAATTCTAAGATTACCAGCACCATCATCATCAAAGAAATATTCTCTTGTTGCATCGACAGCACTCATGGAAAAACCAGTGGAAGAAATAATACCACCAGCAGCTGAATTGTGACCAGAGTGTGGATTAAAAAATGCATTGTTAAAATTAAGTATGTACGATGTTTCTGTGTTTATCGGTGGAGTGATAAGTTTTGCCATGATAACTGTTGTTGTGTTGTTTAGAATTGAACTGTCAGTGTTGTCAATCAAACCTAACAATTTAGAATGTCTGAAAGGCGCATTGAATGTTTGCAAATCTGAAGTATTGTAATTAGAAATGGTTGTACTTACCTGTGAGGACAACTCTGTTGCTAAAAATGTTGTCGCACTAGAGTCATACTGCACTGTTGTAGTAAGAATAAGTTGTGTTGTTTCTGCATCAACAATAACAGGAGTAATTGAAGAAACCTTATAGGGAGCAAGTGCGTTTACCAAGTTACTCTTTTGTGTTTCAGTTAAATTATTTCCTGTGGTAGATTTAATTGAAATGAAAACCTTACCGTATTCTGGTGTAGAACTAACACCAGTACTTGTGTCATAACTTCCATCTTCTCCACCAAACACAGAAACAGCTTGAGTATTAGGAAAAAGTTTTTGTACATAAGTTTTGTAATCAGAAGTTGTCACTGCACGACCTTGTGCTGCATAGTCAAGAGGTGCATTAATTTTTATAGATTGAATTGACTCTGCTTCTGCACCACCTGTCGCTGCAGCAACTGTTGTTACTGTAATGTCAGTTACACTGTCGATTGAAGAAGGTGAAGAAAAAACACTTGCACCATTTGCTGCGGTTTTATTTGTAATCACATATTGCAATACCACAATGTTTCCATCAGAGATTGCCTGACTTACAACACCATCACCAAAATATACTTCATATCTTCCAGCCTCAATCTCTTGCAAGAAATATACTGTACTTGAATTAGTCAACTGTGAGATGTCTGTTGCCTTTGTGTATGTGCGTGTAAATGTGTCACTTGCAGAAGTTTGTACCTTGACCGTGAGTGTGGTTGTATCTGCTCGCGGATCGGTGATAATAAATCTCTGATCTACATCCGAACTGTCCACCAGATATTTTGTGGTTATATATGTTCCCTCGTAAATCAGTGTGCTATCAAAGTTAACTGTTGAACCAATGTTTGCGGCAGTAATATCAGCGATTGTAACAAACTGATAATTTGTACCATCAACTGTTGTGGTAAATGTTGTGCCAGCTGGCATTGTTCTTGTTGAGAGTCCAGTTGTAAGACCAATGTTAACTGTTGCAGTTGGAGCTCTACATGAAGATACTTCGTATCCTAGTTTCTTTGCATGAGACACAACACTAGACCTTAGTGATGCACTATCCAAAAACATTTCATTCGCAACCATGTTTGCATTATAACCCATGTAGTGAGTGTTGTATGCTAGAGTATCCAAAAGAATATTCATTCCAGAACCTTCAAAGTCATAATCTGTGAATTGGTTCTGAGCCTTTAGATATGTTTTCAGATTGTCCTTGATATTATCAAAGTCAAGTTCTGTAACTCTAAGTCTATTTTCATTTACTGCCATTACCTTAATCTCTCTAACATGATGGATAAGTCAACTAATTCTGTAGGTTGATTCACGACATAAAATTCTATAGATACCTCATATGCATTTCTATCCAAATCTGGAATTGCTGTTACACCGACAAGTCTTGCTCTTGGTTCATAGTTGTTAATTACATCTTCAACTTTCCTTGCAAGTATCTGTGCGGTAACTGGAGTCATCAACTCAAACAACATATCCCGAACACCAGAAGCAATCTCTGGATGAAAGGGTTTCTCGTAGTGGTTAAGTAAAACAAGATTACGAATAGAACGCTTAACCGCCTTGACATTAGTAATATTCTGAATATCAGAATCAGAAGACTTCTTACCAAAAAATAAATCTAGGTCTGAATATTTTCTAACACTACGATCACTATCGTTAGTTAATTGTGCGTCATATGTCGCCATTCTTGTAGACTCCTATTAGTATTTATTTATAAGACTAACCACCAGCAAAAACATTAGAACTACCAGAAGCTGATGCATTAGGCACCCAACTTCCATGTCCACCTGTGCCATCACCTTGTCTGTGTACACCTATACCATTTACAAACACTGTTCCGCTTCCACCTGTTGCTGGGTCACCACAACTTGTCGCATCTCCGATACGAACTGTTGCGGCACTATTAGTATTTACATTTGGAGAACCAGATGCATATGCAGTCTGATGAAATGGATTCGGTGTAGGACTTGCATGACCTACATGACTATCCAATCCTACTCTTGTTACTGCGGGCATAGTATCTCCTAGTTTAGATTGATTACACCAGCATCAATGTCTACTTCAGTCGAAGCATCCAAGTCTAGTGTACCTGTAATATTTGTTGTCTGGTTTGCTTTGTATGTTTCCGACACTGCACCAGTAACAGTTTCGGTCTTTGCATCACTATAGGTTTCTGTCACTGCACCTGTAACAGTTTGTGTCATTGTACCTTTAATGACTTCATTCACGTTACCGTCAACTTGTATATCCCAATTACCTTTAATGTAAGTATTGCAGTTTGAGTCTATAGTAAGTTTAACATCACCCTTGACATTTACAAAATCAGAGCCTGCAATGATTTGATAATTAGTTCCGACTATGCGAGTGTGTCTGTTTCCAGTTGCGTCAATTTCTGTGAAAGTTCCGCTCTTATGGTATTCATGTATGCGTTCAGCATCTGTTGTGTCATCATACTCTTTGATGTGTCCACTTTCTGATTCAAAGACATGGTTCTTTGGATATACTGCTGCGTAAGTTGAGGTTGGTTCAGACCATTCCTCTTGTTTGGAATCTGTTTCATCATCGGTTGTATTTGCGATTGGTATGGTAAGAGTTCTTGCATCTTCTTTTGCCTTTAACATTGAGTGTGGAGTAATCGCCACCTTTTCTTCGTCTACATCATTTCTCGCAAGTCTGTTTGTATCCGACTCAAAGAACTTAGTTTCGGTGCTGTAATTGTTTTCATCTTTGTCTGTACCATGACCAGAGATAGGAAGTGCGGTAGAGGGATAAACTTTATTGGGGTCAGAGAAACCTTTTGTATCATCGGGTGCGGTAGATGGTTTGCCTGGCAACGTACCCATGATAATAGGTTGTTGTTTTTCTTTTGCGTCTGTGAAGAACCCAACGACCCAAGTACCCTCAACCAGAAAGGATGGGGTATTACCTAAACCTTGCATAGAAGGATTAGTGACAGGACTCATAACTGTAGCCCACGGCAAATCTGCTGTTGGAATATCAACAAGATTTTCTGTGTGAAACCCAAGACAACGTACACGAACTCGCCCAAGTTTATCGGGGTCATTGCGATCTTCAACGACACCAGTAAACCACACGAATCCGTCAAGACCCATAAAATAATTTTCGGACATAGAATAGACTCCTTACAAAGTTATTTATAAGGACTAACTGATGCCGTCATAGAGATCAGGGTCACGACCACCTTTTGCTGATTTAGGTTTTACAGGGTTATATTCTTCGAGCTCGTACACAATGTCTTGCTCATTATTAATCATTTCTAATTGTGAGAGAGCCGCAAAGGCTTCTTCAGAATCCAAGTTTTTTACAAGAACTTGCCGTGAGCAAATTCGATATTTAACCAGAATCTTCTCCTTTAGAGTTGGTTGGAATTTTTATTTATACAAAGTGAAATTTGGTGCCCCCAGCGAGACTTGAACTCGCACGACCGAAGCCCACGGATTTTAAGTCCGTTATGTCTACCATTCCATCACAGGGGCGTTTTTAAATTGGCCCGTCCTACAGGAGTCGAACCTGTGACCTACGGTTTAGAAGACCGTTGCTCTATCCAGCTGAGCTAAGGACGGAAAAGATGGTGCTGGTTGGGGGACTCGAACTC